GCTCATGATTCCCACCTCTACTGAGTTGCCGCCCTTCTTCTCCCCAAGAGCCGGCGGATTCTCAAAATGGAATGGCAGGAAGTTACATCCTAAATTTCTGTATTGGTCAGCAAGGCCAGGATTACCCATAGCATCCTTACGGTAACCATCATGGGGCCATGCTATTGGGATATACTGGGGTCTTGTGCGTATGGCGGAGGCATGAGTTGCAGGTGCAGCTTTAGCCTGCCGATAGCAGTCATAGATGTAAAGTTCATCTTCTTCTCTATCCCACGCCATCCACACGCAAGCAGTAGGATGGTCATAACCAAAGTCTATTCCGCATATACGAGGCCAATGATCTTTTAACTGTATTGGATCAATCACCAACTTCTCTTCCGTCACCGGAAAGACCAGGCCTGAACCAATCGAAGGTCTTCCGTATCTCCTCATTTCCCTTTCGTGAGGGGCATAAGAAGATAAGATTTGTTGCATTACATCTTCGTTTAGATGCCCATTCTCCCCGTTCATGGACTTAACCTTTTCTGAGGCATCATCCCACGTCGCGTTGACCAGGGATTGACCAGGTTGTATATTATTCATGAACGATGCTACAGTTTCAGTCATCCCGCTTTCAGGAGTAAAGGTCATGTAGACCATACCTTTCCTATCTAGGGTTCGTGTCACAGCCTGAGAGTAAATATCTCTGGGTGGTTCCTCGTCCAACCAGATACAATCCACACTACGGCCCTGCCACTTCTCCTGGCCCATCTCGTAAGCCTTAAAGAAGAGAGAACTGTTGCCGCCGGCCGCGTGCCTAATAAGGGCAACACTCTTTGCATTAGGAACGCCGGGTTTTCTCTCAGTTTTTTCTATTCTGTTCTTTGGTATCGTGCCAGTTCCAAAAGCATCTGGATCATCCGGTGATCCCAGGAGCTCAAACTGCACGATATCTCTGGTAGTCTCATTCGATATACCGCCAGCCCACCCAATGATCGGCCTGTTATACCGCCTTCCTTCCCACCATTTGGGATACATACCGGTCAAATGATAACTTAACTCCATGCTGCCGCAGTAACTCTTACCTATGCGATTAGCGGCCATCAGGAGGCGTTGGTTAGCCCCTGAGCCTGTTGCGTGGAACTTTAACTGGTAAGGATAAGGATCGTAGTCATCAATCCTATTAAACCTCTTACGATCTTGTAGCTCGCGTAAGAGTTCTACTGCCCTAGTGTCTTGTACTAAGGAGGGCATCGAGTTCCTTTTGGATTTCTTCAGAAGACATCTTCTCTACCGTGGTTACTTCAGTCCTTTCTATAGGCTTGAGTCCAGCTCGGTCAAGTATATCCTTAATTGCACCCAGTTTAACTGACTCAGATGTCGCCTCTTCCATAAGAAAGCGTAACTGAGACAGCGCACCAGGGAGCATATCTGAAATGAGTTTTCCAGTTCTCTCCGCTATTTCATTTGCGAATTTATTTTTAAGCTCATATCCCTTCTGTTTGGCGGAGTTCTCGCTATATCCCGCCATGATCGCAGACCTTGTAGCATTCCCCGTTAAACAGTAGGATTCAACGAACTTGTCTTGCATTGCGCTCATCTTCCAATAATCTCTCTTTTGTACTTTCTCCACCACTCTGCTCGTCGTTTACCGGCTTCTGAGGCGGCTAATTCTGCTTCAACCCTATCAACCTCTGGCGTATGTTGCGCTACTTCTTGAGGCCGAAATTTCCTTGCAGATACTTCTTCTCTATACCTATAAGGATGAATTCTGGGTACTTGAAATTTATATTTCCTATGGGGAAATCTATCTCCAAGAGGCGTATTCCATAACCTTTCTCGGTGACCAACTGGAAAGGATCTATCCTCACCACGAACCTCTTGACCGCCTGGAGATCGCCTTGGTGGAACCATATCCTTAACATACCGATTCCTTGCAACCATCGCAGTAATTAATGGATGATTTGAACCCATTCCTCCTCTAAGATTGAATGCTTCATGGCCTAGTTCATGTGAAACAGCACCACCAATATCGCTTTTTATTACAGGATTAAATTTTGTGCCCCAATCTTTACTTACAGGAGGACTCCAATAAGCCCCATACCCGGATGGTAACCCACGGGTAGGAGGATCAGATTCGGCCATCCAACTCATCGGTATGGCCCCTCTTGCTCCCCTATTTACACCGCCCTCATCTAGTCTACCTAGTAGACCAAGTAATTCAAGTTGCGTTAAATCTCCACCACCACGATAAGGATCACCCGCATAGCGTTCTGGATTTACACGACCCATAGAAATAGCGCGTAAAAACTCTTTCCTATCCTCGAGTTCTTCTGGCGTAGGATACTTAACTAGCGGGTCTTGCCCCGCTGTCCTATGTCGCCACCGATCATATTTCCTTTTCTTAGCCAAAGAAAAGAGCCTGTTCCTTCTTTCTGCGGTTATAGAGTCCTTCCATGAACTTGCCCTTACTCTTTACCCAACCCTTATTTCTGGAGAAAGCCTGCTTCTTGAACTCGTCCATATCTCCAGCGTTTAACGCCTTTAGAGCCTTACTCTTTTTGAAAGAGGTTCTTCCCACATTGTATACGAGTGATGTCAATGCAGCCTTCTGATTTGCAGTGAGATCAGCCGTAACGACGCCATCAAGGAAATCACCGATGTCCTGTACCTTACCCATAAGCCAGCCACGTTCCTTGGCCTCTGTGGTTTTTTCGCCCTTTTTATACTTACGCCCAAAACCTATACGCTTCGTGTCAACATCGGTAAAAGGCTTATCCTGGTAACCGCCTTCCCAATCCGCGATCTTATCCATTGCGACTTGACTATAGGAAACAGGGGCTACGCGGCCTTCTCTTACTGGCCTCTCTAGCCGTCGAGGAGCCACATCACCGCCTATACCTGATTCAGTTCTGGCTTGAGGTAGTATCCCACCAATAAAGCCTCTAGCCCTATCCATCATACTTGGTTCTGGTGGAGCCTCTCCTCGGTTAAAGCCTCTCCAGCGGTAGTAGTCATCACCCACCGGACTCTGACGATGAATGGGAAGTGTTGGCTCTTGCCTAGGGATATCTAATCTAGGCTGTAAATCCATCGGGGGCATCTGTGTCTGAATATCTAACCTAGGCGCAAGGTCCATTTGTGGAACCTGCGGTTGAGTATGGATATTAGCCCATTGCGTTAAGGCACTACCACCTGCGGGATCATACTGTGCCCCGCCACGGAATGCGGCTAACTGCTCTGCTGTGACGGCAAGCTTCTTCCTGCCATTATCCCAGAAGTAGGGAGAACCAGCGGCTTGTGCCTGGGCTATTGTGGTAGGTTGTACTAGCATTATCTTCCCCTAGCCCTAGCCAATCCACCAGTAACAAATGAGCCGGGTGCACCACCACCCACTCTAGTTCTGGCATCCGAGGTGATCTTAGCATTCTTGTCTAAACGCTTTATAACGCTATCTATTCCATGACCAGTGGTAAGACGATTAGCGGCTGGTACTGCTTTTCTTCTACTGCCCGGCTTCCAGAAAGCACTGCCCTTACGCCGCACTCCTGTAGAGCCGCGGGAATGACCTTTACCGGTTACACCGGTCTTTTCTCCCTTACCTTTAGCCTCTCGTAATGTTTGATCGGAGGACTTACCACTAATGAATCTTTGTTTAGCCATTATCTTTTCTTTGGTATAATTTTATCAGGTCGCTTGGTATTGCGCTTCTTAGTCATAATACGTTCTCAGACGCTCTGTAAGCCCCGTCACGGGCGTTTCTCAATAAAGTAATGTGTACCCATAGGGTGTAGACAGTAATGATATATACCCCACTATATTAGACATTGCTTATGTATGCTAAATATACCCTTCGGTTTGCGGGATGGACATATATAATATGTTTTTAACAGCGGGGGGTTCCCCCCCAGGTACAACTCCCCCCCCCAGGCCAGCACACTAACGGCAGGTGCTGTCCTGCACGGCTCCCGATACGACGGGTTCGCCTGGCTCGCTAACGCCGCTCGTCTCTAACAGCAGAACAACGGCATACAAATGACACAAACCTATGGTATTCGCGATACAGCAGCTCATCCGAAACAACAGCAGACAGATAACACAGACCATGGAATTCGCCGATACGACAGGCTCATCCTAAACAACGGGTGGTAATGCTCAGTGCATCCGTGTGAGTGTGTGCGATGAATGTTATCTACAGTTAGTTATCAACGGCGAGACTTCGTAGATACACTGTGCCAAGCCGGATCGAACAGCGCAACCGGCTAGGTTAGATACGCTAGTGCCTTTGTTGTAGGCAATATCGCCAACAGCGTTCTTGTTGTAAGGCCTGGATTCTATTAGGTTTGTCAGGCGGAAGATGGGCGATGCAGGAAAGAGACACTTTATAGGCAGGTTTGCACACGTGGTTTTAGTTGACTCCGTGTTAATCTTAGCACTCGGGCAGATTGTCAATTTTTATCAAGACTTTCTCTCAAGTGCTGAAGTCTAGGAGTGCCGACACTGTCGCGAAATTGTATCCTTTTAACCTTTATAGGAGTTTTAGTTTTTATGAGTAATCCTATCATCCAAGCTGTACCCTCGGACATCCTTGAGATGGTCAAGTTGGCGGGTTTGCGCTCGTCACTCCAGAGGGGCTTAAGTTGTTTCACGTCTGTTGTTTATGCCAATCGTCGGCCTGAAGTTGGTTCTGGTGTTGATGGCTATAACGAAAGGCTATCCGCTCTTGAAGCGATGGCTGTAAGCCAGGCCTTCATGGAGAAGTCAGGTCAGGCAGCACCCAAAGACCACGAGCGAGAAGGCCGAATCTGGAAAGGTTTGGCGCAGTCGTTCGAGGAGCTCGGTGTATTTGACCGAGATGGGCAGACGCCTAATGTTGTTGGTGCTTTCAAATGGCGCATGGAACAGGACTCGCCGGAGTCTAGCGCAGACGAGGCCGATTCTATTGCCAAGGTTGGCACGCTCTCAGCGGAAACGGTCAAGAAAATGCGGGATCGTTCCGCGATGAATCGTTTCCAACATCGTTCGCAGATTGGTGAGGAGGCGTGCAGTTTGTACCTTCACGCTGATCCGATCTTTGATGCCGAGCCGATCGGCTGGGCAGATGTCTGGGATCGCATCAAGGCATCAGCCGAACGGGATCGTATTCGTACCGTCCGAGATGCTGACGAGTTGATCAATGACTTGTTTCTCTTGGCTAATGCTTGAGTAGTTCGGCGGAGGGTCGGCCTTCGGGCTGGCCCTCTGTTGTATTTATGCCAAAAAAATTTTTAACAGCGTTAAGGTCGGCGCAAGCGCCGTCTTCTATAACAGATGGCCAGGCCTAGCCTAACTCAGCATCGAAGCAGAGTCGGAAGCCTTAACAACGGTCGGTTATCGCCCCAATTCAGAGGAATTTAATTGGAGTAAATTGCATTTCATTGAGAAAATGGCTATACTACAGTATTTGAGAGCGAATTTTCTGAATGAAAAAGTAAACTATTTGAGGGCAATATAATGGAACTATATCGAACGTCAATGTTTAGTGGAGTAGAGCATCAGATGGATTTACCGATTACTGCCGCACAGTTACGCCGATGGGAAGAAGGTGAGTTAATTCAGAATGTATTCCCTGACTTGACTCGTGGACAACGGGAGTATATAATGACAGGCATTACTGAAGATGAGTGGCAGGATTACTGTGATGCTATGGAGGAAATGTACAATGAATGAAGAAGACTCTTGGAAATTACAGGACAAAATGGAAAAGATCAGGCGTCGAGATAAGAACCGGAAGGATACCTGGTGGTATTCTCCACTATCTAGGGAATGGCAGATTCGTACTACGTATGAAGATGTTGACGTTGATCCACCTGATGAGTACAATAGAGTTATTGAAGGAGATGATAAATGAAACCGCTAACTACTGAGCCGTCACTTGAGCCGCCGGTTACGCCTGAAGAGAAGAAGGATGCCCATGAGTATGGTGTATTCAAAGCTCTTCAGAAGTTAAGAGGTCATTTAGTACGTGATGATGAGGTTGAGTTGGAGTTACAACATATGGCACTCCAGGCTGAGGAAGATGAACTCGATCGGGATATGTATGCCGCGGACGAGGCTTTCTTTTATAAATAGATTTTTTACGGAGGTTAATCATGCGTAGCCGAGAGTGGAGTGACCAAGAGATTCGGGAGTATTATGATTCACATTTGATGATGACTCTGGATGATCTGAGAAAGCTTACCGGCAAAACCATTTCCGAATTGAAAGAAATCTTAATGGGAGGTTAATCATGAGGTTATATTTAGATTTTGCAGAGCATGACGAGAGGAGTCAAACGTTGGCATTGTATGATAAAGATGAACTAGGTAATGGACCTTTAGTGGTTGCACCAATAGAAGAATGGTCTGAAGTTTCTAGTGATTACTATGCTATTTGGCAATTCAAACAAAGAAGGTCAAGGTTCGATGAATGAACTATCTTTATTTTCTGGCTCTGGTGGTGGTGTCCTCGCCACCAGTCATCTTCTTAATTGGAGGACCGTAGGTTATGTCGAATTCAACCCGTACTGTCAGCAAGTCCTCGCGCAAAGGATCAAAGACGAGCTCCTCGATTTCGCCCCAATCTTTGGCGATGTCAGAGCATTCATCGATCAGGGATACGCCGATGTATATAAGGGAATGGTTGGAGTTGTTAGCGCAGGCTTCCCATGCCAGCCCTTTAGTGTGGCCGGACGGCAACAAGGTGAAGATGATCCCCGCAATATGTGGCCTGCAACCATCGAAGTCATTCGCAAAGTTGAGCCAAGATACTGCTTCTTGGAAAATGTGCCAGGACTCTTATCGAGGAAGCACCGGTACTTTGAAACGATTCTCAAAGACTTGGCCAAGAGCGGGTATGATGCTAAGTGGAAAGTTATATCAGCAGCCGAAGTGGGAGCGCCGCATAAACGAGATCGGCTCTTCATTGTTGCCAACCGCTTCAGCATGGGATGGGATGAGAGGTCCGGCGAGGGAGTACAATCCCAAATCAAATTCTCAGAAGGACAGGAATCTCAACACGTTCGCAAGGGTGTATCCTCAAGCGCAGATGTGGCCGACTCCGACGCAGGATTCAGCGAAGGAGAGGACCAAGAAATACGCACAGGGAGGCACGCCATTAAATCTAGCAGTCAAGACTTGGCCTACACCGAGGGCCAATCAAGCGATGGCCGCAAGGATTACACCAGAGTCAGCGTGGAGCAACAAGAGGTTTCCGAATCTGGAGACAGCGGTGGGTCGAGCCGAATGGCCGACACCAACGTCAAGAGATTGGAAGGATACGGGTCCGAACCTCGATCTGTACAGGAACGAGAGGCAGAACACTCAGCTTGGGATCAGGGCGAAACGCACCAATCCAAGTGGTGGGAATCTGAACCCGACGTGGGTCGAGTGGCTCATGGGGTGGCCTCTCGAGTGGACCGACTTAAAGCCCTTGGAAACGGACAAGTTCCATTGGTGGTTGCAACTGCATGGGAGATTTTGAAATGAAAACTAAATTAAAAGTACCTTGTGGGTATGTATTCAGTAAGATACCCAATAATGAGGAAGGTCAAGAACTCGTAGCATCAATGCGTAAGTTTCTAAATCGAGATGTCTATGAGTTACGGGTAAGAGGTCAGCATCTGAATGAAGGAGAAGATTGGAGACGCTATTCATATGGTCAACCAATCTCTAAGTCTAAATGTCTGAGAATCTACATTAAAAGGAGGTTATAAATGTCTCATTTCTATGGAACATTACAAGGTAGCCGAGGTGAGGCTACAAGATGCGGCACTAAGAACTCAGGCTTGGTAACTTATGCTGCCGGTTGGAGTGGAGCGGTACGAACCCATGTTTGGCACGATACACAGATAGATCGAGATCGATATGAGGTGTGGGAAGCTCCGTGGAAAGGAATAGGTAATAGCAAATTATTGGCTAAAGGTGTATTCAATAGCGAGGAATAGATATGGAAGACTATTTCATGGCTGCGTTTGAACAGCTCCTCGAAGAGAGGATTGAACAGTACATAGCGCAGGGTATGGATGAAGGTGACGCCGAAACCAGAGCTGAACAGGAACTGGATGATGATGGCGAGCTCGTATACGACAGAGCCGTGGATAATTATTCCTCGGCTATAGACTTTGCGTATGATGCTTACAGAGATTCATCAATGTGATGCTGATACTTAGGTTTACGATAGTAATCCTTACGAGTTTTGTGGGTATTACCCTTGAACTTTGAGTGCTTGGCGACCAGGTTTCGTCGCTGACGGCGTGGAGCCTTTCGATCGGGAATTGAATTGTCCATACCTACTAACCAATAACGCTTATATACTATATAAATCAATGGGTTATGGGTTCAGATATAATACCCTGAAATTGCCATGTTGTAACCCTCTGTATACCACTCCCCATTGGTTAGTATTATAGGAGGCTAATTTGAAAGCAAAAGATCAGGAAGGAATGGATAGGATTATACAATTAGTAGACCAAGCTATTAATTTACAGAAGAAATTGACTGCTGAATCTATTAAGGTTGGCTCTGTTCCTATAGATACTCTATTAAATAGGTGTCTATCTTATATAGAAGAGGTAGAAAGTATGTCTGTTCCTAGTAAACATAGAGTAGATAAACATAAGGCTAAGAAGTTACTATATAATATATATAATCATCTACAAAACTATCATGGACTAGAGAGACAGGACTATAATGATAAAAGAACAGTAAGTATCGAAGAGTTAGACCATGAAGAAGGAGACTTGATACCGGAGGGTGCTTATATGTATTCAGGTGGATTAGGTTATCGTCATGTTAATTGGAATGCACCATATCTCCTGTCTACTCATGCTAAAGGGCATAAAGGACACAATCCGTATTGGAAACCTGGTCCAAGCAAGCCATGTAAAACGTTGCCATCTGAATGGATGTCATGGTATTATGAGTATAAACCTAGAGAAACTTTAGAAGAGTGGAGAGAAAAGATGGCTAAAGAAAAGGAAGAGATTCTAAATGAAGTGCGCTCAGTGTAACAAGGATGCTACGCAACTACATCCGCATCCGTTATGTGACTGGCATTGGGCTGTAAAGTATTCTTGTGTAAACGTTAATGGAAAGAGAGTACCTTTCCTGGAGGCATTCAAATTACTGACAAAGCGTGGAAGCGGTTCGAGCGAAGAGTCGCAAGCAAGGTCGGCGGCAAGAGAATACCTATTAACGGTAGGAAAGGAGTCGACATAAGCCATCCTTACTTGGACATTGAATGTAAATACCGCAAGACTTTACCGGCTTGGTTATTTGATAAGGCTTGGAGCCAGGCAAACGAGGGAACTGGTATCCCTACAATAGTGGTTAGCAAGCACAATAGCGAGAAGATGTTTGCTATTGTTGATCTTGATGACCTAGTTAAACTTTTAATTCATGCAGTAGGAGACCCACATGAATCAAGTTGAAATAGCGTTGAAGCGTCCGTTTCCTGTTAACAAACTAAGGTGGCGTAAAGGTGGAGGTGCTAAGGAATTAGTCTACATCACAGCCAGAGATGTAATGGATAGATTGGATGAGGTATGTGGCATAGATGGATGGCAAACTAATTTCGATTACATAGGTGATCGAATGATA